GCGTGGATGCTGGACGAGGCGTCGGGGACGCGAGTGAACGCGCAGGGGACGACGGGGCGGAACCTGACCGAGGGGGGCGGCACGCTCGCCAACAGCACGACGCAGAAGATGGAGGGCGCGGCATCGGCGGAGATCGCCAACAAGTATCTGTCGACCACTGATGCGGCGCTCGCCACCATCGCCGCGCCGTTTACGTGTTTCCTCTGGATGCGGTACACCGACGGTGCCGGCGGCGCGGTGCACCTCTTCCAGAACTCGGGGGCTGTCAACGGGCTCTCGGTCTTCTACAACACGACGCCGCAGACTTTCACCATCACGGCGTTCAACGGGGGCGGCACCGACAGTTACACGAGCACGCAGACGGTCGCCTTCAATACTTGGGCGCATGTGGCCGTGCGCCGGACGACGACGGCGAGTGCACTCCTGCTGAACGGGGTCTTTGAGGGGAGCAAGGTGCACGCGATGGGCTCGCCCACCAACGGCCCGTCGTTCTCGCTCTCCTACTTGAGCAGTGCCTTTTTCGCGGGCGAGTTCGACGAGGCCGGCTGCGCGGCGGTGGCGCTCTCGGACGCCGCTATCTGCCGTATCTGCTCCTGCGGCGTGCGCGGCGAGCAGTGTACGTGTAACGGTGCGGCGTATACGTCAAGCGGGCGCAACGCGAGTACGTGTGGCTCCTGCACGTTACCCGCTTGCAATCTAACAACTCCTCCGTGAGGTTTGTGATGGGAACACCAAGCGTACCGCCGCAGCAACCGCAGATCGTCATGCCAGGCACAGGCTGGGTCGATGTCGCGAGCCGTGTCGTCGTTCAAGTCGGCTTCCCGGTGGTCGTCGCTGCCTGGTTGCTCTGGTACGTGCTCGGCCGGTTTCAGACCAACATCGACCTCATCACCGTGCGGCTGAGTTCCAACGCGGAAGTGGCGGGGAAGCTCGTTGAGGCCGAGGTGAACGCGATAGCGGAGCTCAAGGGGCAGAGCATCGAGCTGCGCGCGCAGACGGAGCTGATGAAGCAGTTTCTCGACCTCCGGCAGCGCGAGCTCCGGGGAGGGCCGCCGCCATGATGTGGCGGAAGTGTGGGGCATGCCAGCAAGCCCAGCAGGAGATCGCATACCTCCGCGCACAGCTCGCGGCGGCCGAGGAGCGCCACCAGGCGCTGCTCGACCGCTTCCTGGCTGTCGTCGATAAGCCGGCCCTGGCGGCCGTCCACGAGCTGCGGAACACCGACCCACCCCGGACCTGGGCGGTGGACGAGACGGGAACGTCGGTGGTGCTGCCGGATGGCGAACGTCAGGTCGTCCTCGACCCGGAGGGGGAACCGTGTGTCACCATCGACGGCGAGCTCGTGAAGGTCCGGGAATACGAGCACTGGATGGCGCGGCTGCATCAGGAAGCATCGGGGATCAGTCCGGGGAGCTACGAGAAGTGATGGGAGAGCCGGAGACACTGCTCATGGATGGCTGATCCACAGACGAACGGCGGTCCTCCCGCCCCGAACACGCCACTACCCGCCTCGGGTGAGCTCCCAGAGCAGACCGCGACCTACACGCCGGATCCGACGGAGAAGTTCCTCGTCGCTCGCGTGACGGAGCGGATGTCGCGGCCGGGTTACTATGGGAACCGAACCCAGCTCGAGCGAGTGTGGTTCGAGAACATCCTCTTTTACTTGGGCCTTCAGTGGCTCGACTGGTCTACGCCCCAGCGCCAGTTCGTCCCGGTGAAGGCCCCGAAGTGGTTCCCGCAGCCCATCACGAACGAGATCTACCCTCGCGTCGAGCGGCTCGTCTCCATGTTCCTCCGCACTGCTCCAGACGCTCGTGTGCGCCCGAACACCAACGACCCGAACGACCGTGAGGGCGCGCGGGCGGCCGAGCAGCTCCTCGGGCACATCAACGACGTCGTCGATGAAGACCACCTCCGTCAACGTCTGGTCCTGGGCTTCACGCTGACGGGGACCGTCGTCTCCCACGAGTCCTTCAACCCGAACGCCGGCCCCGTGATCGAGATTCCTGAGACGACGCTCACGATGGAGCCGCAGATGCAGGATACGGCGGCCTGCCCGACATGTGGGAATCGGGAAGCGCCGCAGCTCGCCGGCTCCTCGTGCCCGCAGTGCGGCCAAGGGCCCCTGGAGGCGCAGCGGATGCCCCAGGTGGGCCCCGATGGCGGCCTCGTGTCCATCCCGCGTCGGACGCCTGTGAACGACCCGATGACCGGGGAGCCCATCGTCCACCAGTTCCGCCAGGGGGAGATCCAGAGTCAGGTCATCTTCCCCTTCTCCTTCCACTGCGACACGAACGTGGACTACCTGCCCGACGCGACGTGGTGCGGCCACGAGAGCTACCAGTCGTTGGAGTGGATTCGCCGGACCTATCCCGACAAGGGTTATTTCGTCGCCGAGGAGTCCCACCTTGTCCAGGGATCGATCTACCAGTCCGCACTCCTCCAGGTGGTCGGTCAGAGCCAGCCGACGAGCGGCGTCTACGGTGGGACCGAGATGCTCCGGGGCGGTGCCGTCGTCCTCAACTACGAGGAAGCCGAGAGCGAGACGTTCCCCGATGGCCTGCACGTCATCGTCGCGAACAACGTGTGCCTCTACTACGGCCCGAAGCCCTTGAAGGAGGAGTTCTCCTACTCCCTGGTGCAGTACAGCCAGATTCCGGGCCGGCTCTGGGGAACGTCACCCGTCGAGCAGCTCGTGCCGCTGAACCGCCGGCTGAACGCCATTGACAGCCAGATCATCATCAACCGCAAGACCATCCTGAACCCGTGGATTCTCGCCCCCAAGGGCAGCATCAAGCCGGGCCAGGTCGCGATGCGGCCGGCGGCCGTGATCGAGTACAGCCTCCTCGGCGGTGGTGGCGTCGCGCCCCAGGTCATTCCTGGTCAGCCGCTGCCGGCGTCGATCCAGGCCGAGCGCCAGGGCATCCTCGACGCGATAGAGCGGATCTCTGGCACGCAGGATGTCATGCTCGGCCAGGTTCCCCCTGGCGTGAAGTCCGGGGTGGCTCTCCACTACCTCGGTGAGCAGGCCGAGATGATGCAGGGTCCTCGGGCGCGGCGCTGGGAGCTCTTCATCGGCGACCGAGCCCGCAAGCGCCTCCTCCTGGCGCAGCAGCACTACCACGAGCCCCGGATCGTCAAGATCCTGGGCGGCGGGTCGGAGTGGATGGTCCGGGCGCTCCAGGGGTCCGACATCCAGAACAATGTGGACGTCACCGTGGAGGCGGGCAGCGCCATCCCTCGGAGCCGCACGGCACAGATCCAGCTCATGTTCGACGCCATCGAGCAGGGTCTCCTGGGCAACATCGCCGGGGACCCGATCCTCCGCCAGAAGATCCTCGAGAACATCGGCCTGGTCGGCTTCGACACCGAGGTCGGGCCCGATGCGAAGCGGGCGTACATGGAGAACTCGATGCTCGACCAGGGCCAGGTCCCGCAGGTCGATCCGCTGGAGAACAGCGACATCCACTACGCCATTCACCTCCGCGAGAAGAAGGAGCCCCGGTTCGACGACAAGTCGCCGATGGCGAAGCAGGCGTACGAGCAGCACATCGCGGCGACGCGGATGAAGATCATCAATGAGATGGCCGGTGAGCAAGGTGCGCCCCCCCTGCCGGCAGGAGGAGGACCGGGCGGCCCAGGAGGGCCGCCGGGCCTGAAGGGTCCCCCGCCGCCGGCAGCGAATGCGGCCGGCGGACCTTCCCAGCCGGGGATGGGTGAGGGCGCGCCACCGTCTTGAAAAGCAGGGGAAACGCAGACAGGACCCAGAGGAAAGGGGTAGCGCATGGCACTCTCTGTGACGATCACGCAGAAGCACGTTGTTGCTGACGAACGTGAGCATGTAGGGACGCTCAATCTTGGTCTCTACACAACTGGCGGCGTCAACTTCACTGCGAGCAGCTTCGGTCTCTGGCGTATCCGGGACCTGCAGATTCCAAATGCGCTCTTCACGGACGGGACGCCGCGCAGCTTCGGGATCGATTGGGTCTCCTCGCCGCCGAAGATCAAGGTCTTCGGCCCTGGTGGAACCGAGTCCGCTGCGGTCGATCTCTCGACCATGGCTCCGAAATGGCGGGCCCAAGGGACGTGACGTGTGTCCTAGGTTAGTGATGACCAGCGTGGCTACGCGGGGCGGCCATAGGCCCCGCTTGGGGCTGGCGAGACCCCATACCTCTCGCTCGGGACCCAGCGCGCCCGTCTTCGCGCTGCGGCGGACGGGACCGCCAGACCAACCCGAAAGGACGGCATGACGATGGCCGACGAGCTACCGACCTCGGAACCAACTCCGACTCCGGCACCGCCGGCTCCGGCGGAAGCTCCTCCAGCGCCGGCACCGACGCCAGGCGAGCAACCTCCGGCGGAGAGTCCGGGTGAGCCGAGCGGCGAACCCACCGCGCGGCGTGCTTTCGACGACCGCGTGCCGTACCCGCGCTTCCGTCAAGTGCAGACGGAAGCAACCCAGTACCGGCGAGAGCTGCAGAGTCAGCGCTCGCAGTACGACGAGCTCCGTGGCCGGGCGGCCGCGCTCGAACAGCAGCTCCGCTCCCAGGGAGAGGAGCTCGAGAACCACCGCGCCCTCCATTCCATGATTCAAGAGGACGCGGACATGTACGAAACCCTGCGGGGCCGCATCGCGGACCGCATGGGGCGTGGAGGTGGTGTGCCCACGCGCCCGGCCACGGGCGACTCGTCGCCCGCGCGCGGGGGGGCGGAACCCGAATGGGTCACCGCCGTGCGTGAGAACAACGACTACATCAAGGAAGAGCGTGCTCGGCTCCAGCAGGAGCGGAAGCTCGCTCACCAGGATCGCCTCTTCACGGCCGTCCACGGTCAGGTGACGGAGCTGCTCAAGCAGAGCGGCTACGTAAATCCAGGGCCGGAGCTCACCCAGAACGTCATCAAGTTCGTCGTCCAACGGGGCGGCGAGGTCTTCGAGGACACGGGGACGCCAGAGGATGTGCCGTGGCTCTTTGGAGAATGGCTCAAGGGACAACGCCACGCCGAGCAGGCGCGGGACACACAGCGCATCGCGGCCCATACCGCCGATGCGAGTCGTCCGACGCCCGTCCCGGCGGGGCCCATTGTGCCTTCGGGCCCCAAACCCGCCCCGCTGGGCAGCGCGGCGATCCGCGACCAGGTGGCGAGCTTTCTTCGCCAGCACGGCTGGCAGGAGAACGCCGCCTGAGCTGAGCCCGCGCAGGAGTCACCATGGCCAACCCAACCTTTCAGGACAACGTCTCCGAGCTCAACGTCCTGATGAAGACGGTCTACGGACCCGCCATCGAGGAGCAGCAGAACCTGACTCCCATGGCGTACAAGCGCTTCAAACGGGCGACCGTCAACTTCGGCGGCAACGCCTACGAGTTCCCCTGTCGCATGGGGTCCCCGCAGTCCATCGGCATGCGCGGCTATCGGAGCCCGCTGCCTACCCCGAAGGCCACCCTCGATGTGACGGGCCGTGTCCGACACAAGTTCTTCTACGCGACCGGCGACATCACGGGCCCGGACATCGCGAAGGGCAAGGGGAACGTCAACGCGTTCACCAACGTCCAGACCGACAAGATGGACGCGCTCACCCGCATCGCGCTGAAGGACCTCAACTTCCAGTTCTACCTCGCAGGCGACGGTGTCTACGCGCGTATCACCTCGCTGCCCGCGAGCGTCTCGAGCGTCGGCGTCGATACGATCAAGTACCTCCGCGTCAACCGCCGCCTGGACATCTGGAGCAACGCGGGCAGCAACCTCGGTGAAGCGGCGAGCCAGTTCAACCGCGCGATCCTCGCCCTCTCCGTCCCCGCTGGCGTCCCGACCGTTCAGTACAAGAACGACGTGACGGGTGCGGCCCTCCCGCGCGACGGGACGGGTGGCACGAGCTACACCCAGGCCATCGGCGACATGCTGATTCCTGAGACCGCCCTCCCGGCCGGCTCGACGGCGGTCGGCATGTTCATGAATGGTTTGAAGGCCATCGTGGACGATGGCACCACGGCAACCACCTTCCAGGACATCTCGCGGACGACCTACCCGCTCTGGAAGGCGAAGGTCCTCTCGAACGCCGGGAGCCCCCGGCCACTCACCCTGCCGCTCATGCAGATCGCGGACGACATCCCCGAGATCATGTGCGGCGAGCGGGTGAATCTCCTGATCGGGAGCCTTAACGCGCGGAACCTCTACACGCAGCTTCTCGTCAGCCAGAAGCGCTTCGTCAACACGGGCAAGATGGATGGCGGCTACGAGGTCCTCGACTTCAACGGGAAGACTTTCCTCGTCGATGTCGACTGCCAGGACGACCGCATCTACTACCTGAACTCCGACTATATCCAGCACTACGGGTTGATGGAGCTCAAGTTCGACGACTCGGACGGCGCGATCCTGAAGCACCAGGGGCTGCCGTTCGGCGACGTCTACTACTTCTACATGAAGACGTACGCCAACTTCGGATCGAACCGGTGCAACGCCCACAGCGTCATCACCGATCTCGAAGTGGACCAGAACTACCTGATCGCGGCGTAACGGAGGACGGTCATGGCAAAGAATCCGTTCGGTCGCAGGGGACCGACGATGCCGCCCCTCGACCTGCAGACCCCTCCGCCCCGCACGAAGGGCCCTCGGAGCTTCGGCAAACGCGCGCCGGTTCCGCTCCGCATGCCCCCGCCACGGGTGCGGAAGTAGATGCTCACGCGGCGGCCCGTACCCGCCTGGGCGCGCAGACGCGTCAAGGCCATCGATTCCGACCTCGATATCGTCTGGATGGCGCACGAGGACAAGTGGGCTATCGTTCAAAAACTCTACAACACGCCCTCCTTCGAGGAGATGCTCGAGCGCACGGCGCGCGAGCTCCAGGAGACGCTCCTGGAGGAGGGATTCGTCTGGGGCCTGGGCGAGTGCGCGGCCGCCGCATACACGACCGTCGCGGAAGACTGCATCGTCTTCCGCGTCGAGGATCCCGATACCGGAGAACCCTGGCCACTCGATGACCGGACCTTCACCCGGCTCCGGCGGCTGGCCTGGATTCGCCGCAACTTCTCGCTCCGCGACCACTTGGAGGCGAGCCGCCAGATGCGCTCGCAGGCGGAAGCGGAGCGAGAGCGCGCCATCGCAGGGATTTGGGACAGTATCAAGCGCGACAAGGTCTTCGAGCGCTGTCTCAGCGACGCTCTGTGGCAGATGCGACCGAGCCGGTCCGTTCCATACGCTCCGGCACTCGTCGCCCCGAGTGGGCAACCCGCGCTGGGATCGAGTGCGGCCGGGTCCCCCTGATGCCGATCAAGTGCAGTGGTGGTGGCACGGCGCGCTACCGGTTCAAGAAAGGCACGCCGATCCGGCTCGCGTTCTGCGGCAACCAGGTGCGTGAGGTGACGGATACCCGGACGGGGAAGTCGCACCGGCTCCGGTCCGACAGGAGGAGAGGATGATCCTGTACAACCCGACAGACGATTCGATGGCCTGGCCGGCGGGCAAACACGCCCCGCTCGTGAATGGCCCGGAGGAGATCTACTTCCCGCCGCAGTTCTTCTTCTTCAAGGCCGGCGAGGAGCAGGACGTCCCCGATCACGTCGCCGAGGTCCTGATCGAGCACCTCGGTCCTCGTGGGCTCGTCTCCTACCGCCTCGGTGCGGGGGACAAGGAGGAGCTCCGGCTCGAGGGCCGCAAGCAGTGGTTCGAGTGGCTGAAGGCCCAGGTCGTCCGCCACCAGATGCTGAACGAGGAGCAGCGGAACAACGGCCGCGTCCCCATCCGGCCGAACCGCTCCGTCCTCCGGCACGCCGAGAAGTACAAGGCGCTCGCCGCAGGCGAATTTGCGGATACGGTGATGGATATCCCCCGGCCGGCCGGCGGTGCGATGGACGTCCTCAAGATCGAGGGCGGTGGCATGGACGACGCCGAGCTCGCGGCAGCGGCCGCGCGGGCGCGGGACCGCGATGCGGCGTTCGAGGCTCCCGAGGCGTGAGTGTACGCCACCCTCAACGACCTCGACGTCGCGCTGAGTGACCTGATCCGCTGGTCCCGGCCGGCGTCCCTGGCCATGCGGACGACGGCGATCAACGTCGGCTACCGGAAATGTATCCGGGCCGTGACCCAGGTGCGGCCGGAGCGCTTCCTCCAGGAGCAGCTCTTCACCCTTCCCGGCCGTGTCTACCGCATCCCACTCCGGGCCTCGGACGGTTTCCGGCCGATCCAGCGGATCAAGATGATCCAGGTCTTCGATCCGGGCAGCGCGCCGCTCGCGTCAGGCGTGGATGCGCAGGCAGCGCTCTCGCTCCGCTTCAGCTACGCCTCGGTGGAGAGCGACATCTTCCAGCTCGCCCAGGCCGGCGGCGCACTCTCAACCGACTGGGTCTACTACGACCTCCTCTTTCCCATCATCCAGACCAACGGCTCGCTCGATGCGACGCCCACCCTCGCGGTCGCGCCCGCGCTCGCGCAGGACATCCAGGTCCTCATCGAGTCGATCTACCACCCCCTCGAGCTGACGGACGTCGAGGACCCGGTCGAGCCGGTCATTCAAGCTTTCGGCGAGGTGGTCCTGCAGTTCGCCATGGCGTGGCTGCTGCAGACGGTGAACGACGTGGAGGCAGGGCGGTGGGCCGGCGATGGCATGGCCGGCCTCGCCGAGCTGCGGGACGCGGTGGCGCAGGTGAGTCAGCAGAACACCGAGGCGCTCGACACGGGCCTCTGGTTCACCGGGGATAGCTGATGCCTGTCCCGATCCAGACCGCTGACTACTCCGGCATCTGGCGCGGCCTCATGCGCCGCCGCCGGGTCATTGACCACTCCGAGCTCTACGCTCAGGAGGCGCTCAACGTTGAGCTCCGGGGGAATGTCCTGGCGAAGCGGATGGGCGTTCGCCAGATCAGCGAGACGCCCCTCGGGATCCCGCCCCCGGCGACACCGGGGCTGACCCAGGTATTCGCGCTCTTCAACGTCAAGTGGCGACGGAACAGTGGGGGGACGGATCACATGATCGCCGTCACCCCGCTGCTGATCCAGAAGGTCGGGGACCCGCCGAGCGCCAACGTGGATACCTCTGGACTGTTCCCCCCTGGGCAGGGGTCCCGGAGCACGCCGCAGTTCCCCGTCAACATCACGCAGTTCGACAACATGGTCTTCATCGTCGATGGCACGAATCCGAACCGGAAGTACCGGATCTCGCCAGGGGGCCAGGGTGTGCGGACGGAAGCCATCGGGATCATCGGTCCAACCGTCCCTCCGACGCTCTCCCTGCTCGCCGGGCCTGGGATCACCGCAGTCGCGGGTGGCTGGCGGTACGCCTACACCTACGTGAACAGCGCCACGCAGGCTGAGAGCGAGCCCTCGGGGAAGATTCCAGACCCTACCCCGCCAGAGCAGGCTGCGATCAAGCCGAACAATCAGATTGTGCGGGTCGCCTTCACGGCGAGTCCCGACCCGCAAGTGGACAAGGTCCGTATCTACCGGACGCGGGACGGAGGCGCGACCTACTTCTTCCTCGCCGAGCTCGCCGATACGGCAGGGTTCTACGACGACAAGACGACTGACCTGGCCTTGCCCGACTCGGACCCCATGGACGAGTTCGTCAACTATCCGCCCCCGACTCCGATGCGGCTCATCGTACCGTGGGTGCAGGCCAATCGGCTGATCGGGGTCGCGAACGACACGCCAAG